TCCTTTAGAGCAATCAGGCAGTAAATATGGGTCTTTAACTGGTGCAAAAGTTGAAGGCTCTGCAAAATCAGCCAAAGGAAACGACGTAGTAAACAACTTTAACCCACAACAAATAATTGGAAGGATTGACGGATGATAACTGATGAAGCCAAAAAAATCGTTGCTCAACTTAATAAGAAGTTTGGTGATGGAGTTGTTGTATTTGCCAGCGATATTCGTGCTGACCTAGTACCTCGGTTTACCAGCGGTTCTACAACTTTAGATTATGTTTTAGGTGGAGGATTTCCTGGCAATCAATGGAATGAACTTATTGGTGAACCTTCTCATGGAAAAACAGCAGTAGCACTGAAGGCAATTGCCGCTAACCAAGTTAAAGACCCTAACTTCACAACAGTATGGGTTGCGGCAGAGGCTTGGGTTCCTGCTTATGCTGAAATGTGTGGTGTTGACACCAGTAGAGTTATTGTTGTCGAAACCTCTGTAATGGAAGAGGCTTACGATGCAGTTATCGCATTTGCTGAATCAAAGTCTGTTGATGCTATCGTCATCGATTCACTTCCAGCCCTTTCTCCCTCTCCTGAATTGGAAAAGAATATGGATGAAATGACTGTTGGAAGAGGAGCCCTTCTTACTAATAAGTTTTTTCGTGTTGTCGGTACTGCAATGAAGAGAAGCCTTGTAGAAGCAGAACGACCTGTTTTAGGAATTGTAATTAACCAATACCGAATGAAGATTGGAGTTATGCATGGTGACCCACGTACAACTCCTGGTGGAGAAGGAAAGAATTATGCATTTTTCACTCGATGTGAAGTCCGTAGAGATGAATGGATTGAACTTGGTTCAGGTAACAATAAAGTCAGAATTGGACAAAGAATCAAAGTCAGGACTCTTAAAAACAAGACGGCGCCCCCACAAAGAGTTGCATATTTTGACTTTTACTTCGCAGAAGGCGGCTCTTGCCTTCCTGGAGAATTTGATTTCGCTAAAGAAATCGCGGCTTTAGCAGTAGTAAAGGGCTTTATTGAACGCAAAGGTGGGTGGTATTACTATGGCGAGAGAAAATGGCAAGGAATTGACCCCGTTATTGATAGCCTCCGCAGCGAGATTGACCTCAAGGAAGAACTTGAAAAGGCTGTCCTTGAATCACCCGATTCCATTGTGGCAGGTACTGATGAGTAATGGGTTCCTAATAAATGACCTTGAATGGGCGGAAGAATTAGAGCGTGGCGTTGAAAGTTATACCGACATGTTGTTTGAAGCCATCTACGAAGGTACTGAAGAAGAAATTACCGAAACAGTCTCTGGAGAACCTTTTTGTGGCTGTAACAGATGTTTTTGGAGAGAAACCTTGTTTTATGTAGTACCCAAGTTGCTTAACGGGTACGAGGAAGGCAAACTACAACTTGAAGACTGAAGGCCAAAAGCAATCTCAGAAGCATGAAAAACGTTTAGCCAAAAAAATTGGCGGAACACGTAACGCTGCATCTGGGGCTCTTTGGGCAAGAAAGGGCGATGTTCGGTCAACTGACCTATTGATTGAACATAAGTGGACTGGTAAAAAACAGTTCACTCTTAAGTCCGAAGCAGTAAAGAAAAATGTTAGAGAGGCAATCCTTGAAGGACGAATGCCAGTATTTGGTGTTCATCTTGATGGGGAAAACTACGTCATTCTTACTGAGGATGACTTCATCGAGATGAGGGAGAAACTAAAGGATGCCTAATACATGGATGAACCAGAGTACGCTTGGCGATATCAAGCCAGATGTTCGGGAGCAGATACCGACCTCTTCTACCCGCCAAGAGATAAGAACCAATACAAAGTTATTGCTGAAAAAGCAAAAGAATTTTGTTTTGGTGAAACTGGAAAGAACCACTGCCCAGTAAAGACAGAGTGTTTGTGGGACGCCGTTTCTAGAGACGAACCTCATGGAATATGGGGAGGCCTTTCTCATCGTGAGAGAAATGCTTTAGTAAGAAAATGGCAAAAGAAATACAAAAAGAAGATGACCCTACAAGAGTTTATATTTAGTAAGGAAATGTGATGCCAATTCAAGGTTCGTGGGAACTAAAGAAGTTTCTTGACGCCAAAAAGACTGAGACACGTCTTATGGGAGATGTAGAGCGCCATCTTATGCGCAGACCAGAGTCTGACCGCAGAACAGACGTCCTTCATCCTTCAGAGATGATAAAGGCAGACTGGTGTCACCGTTACTCTTTTTATCTTTTAAAGGGAGGAAAAAAGAAACAAGAAAAACCTTCTTTACGTCTTCAGAACATCTTTGACGAAGGTCACGCTATTCACGAAAAGTGGCAAAGTCGTTTTCATGAGATGGGTTACTTGTACGGCAAGTTTAAGTGCCTTCATTGTGGCAACGTTATGAGTAATGTAATTTCCCCTTCTCAATGCGACGACCTAGACTGCGGGTCAATGGCAGTAAAGTATGACGAAGTATCCTTGAAAGATGAGACCCTTAAGATTGCAGGCCATACCGATGGCTGGATTAAAGGACTAGGAGAAGATTGTTTAATAGAAATCAAGTCTATTGGTGCTGGAACGATTAGGTATGAAGCGCCCGAACTCTTGATGGATGCCAATCATGACCTTACCAAGGCATGGAAGAACATCCGCAGACCCTTTCATAGCCACTTACTTCAGGGTCAAATGTATTTGGAACTAGCCAAACGCATGTACGGAGATGAAGCACCTAATGAAATAGTTTTTATTTATGAGTTAAAAGCAGACCAGGATTACAAAGAGTTTACAGTTAAAGCAAACTTTGAAATTGTAGAAAGAGTTTTTAATGCAGCAAAGAAAGTAGTGGATGCTGTAGAGGCTGATAAGATGCCTGAGTGCAATGTTTCAAAGGACGGGTGTAAACAATGCGACTTAATTCCGTAAACACATGGGACCCCTTACTTGAGAAGGCTGTAGCAGTACCTAAACCTACCTATGAGTTGACCGCATTACCGCCAGACATCACCGCATTAAGCAGTGAGCAATTAGCGGAGTTGTTTACTGTGTTAACAGGATGGGCTGATTACACCGCCTCTCAACTTGCTGCGGCTCAACTGGATGAACGTGCAGCCCAAAGAGCGTTGGATTTAAAGACTAACCGCCTTATTGTAGAAAAGATGGGGTCTGCCACTAAGGGTGACAGGGTAACTCTTATCAAGGCTCAAATTGCAATTGATGACGAAGTTTTGCGATTGGAAGAAGTCTTTGAAAAAGGGTATGCTCGTCGTAAGATTCTAGAAATGATGTTAAATAATCAAGAAAGAGATATCACATTAGTTTCGAGGGAAATAACTCGTAGAACGGCTGGAGGGCCAAGGAGGGATTACGTATGAAAAAGTTATTGGTAATTGTTTTATTGTTGGCAGGTCTGTCTTCACCTGCTCAAGCAACCACCCCTACGGTTGCAATCATTGATGTTGGGTTTAACACAACTTCATTTGCAAATAATGTGGTTCATGAAGTTTGCATTGTCTCTGTAGCAATGTGTCCAAATGGCACTCGTTTTCAAGAAGGAACGGGGGCGGCCACAGTTGCTGCTAACTCTTTGCCAGCGTTTGCTCACGGCACTAATATGCTTTCAATTCTTACAAGTGTAAATCCTGATGTAAAAGTAGTACTTATTCGTATTCTTGGATTAAACACAAACGGTAAAGCAGGTGCATATTCAATTGATAATGTGACCGCAGCATTGCGGTGGGTTACAGCAAACTACTCTCAATTAAATATCAAAGCCGTAAGTATTTCTCAAGGACGCGTAAACGCTCCTTGCAGAGCAACGCCTGATTTAGTGAACAACATCAAGACATTGACTGCAGCAAATGTGGCTGTGATTGCATCAACAGGAAATGAGAGTAACAGGACAAACATGGCTGTTCCAGCGTGTATTGAAGAAACAATCTCTGTTGGAGCAACTGACAATCCTGAAGTTAGAAACACTGGCAAGGGTTGGAATGTATCGGCTACGCCAACAGTTGCTTTGTACAGTAATGGAAATGCATCAACAGACTTCTATACAAATGGTCGTTTCTTCCACACTGCAATGAATGGGACACGACAGTTCTCTGTTGGAACTTCTAATGCAACTGCTGCATTTGCTGGAATGTGGATGAAGAATTTGCGTCCAACAATTGCAGAGACATATAACTCTTTTGTATCTACTGCTACATCAACGTCTAACCAATGGTTAACAGGAAGGTATGTACTTATTCCATGAGTGAGCCTATTTTGCCCGAAGCACATCAACTCATAAACAATGATAGGAATGAATCCTACGACCACCCCTTAGATAACTTTTACAGAATAAAACAGGGTTGGGAAATTATCTTTGGGTTTAAAGTTACCGAAGAACAAGTTGGGCTTGCAATGGCGTGGGTAAAGATTGCACGAGAAGCCTACAAACATAAGAGGGATAATTTAGTAGACGGCGCTGGTTATCTTGGAACTGTAGACATGGTTATCACTGAGAGAGAACGCCGTGCCAACAAAGACATTTGATGGTGATTTAGAGGACGAAAAGTCAGTATCAATTGGAATTGACCAGTCTTTAACAGGGTTTGCTTTTACTGCATTGCAGATAGACAACCCGTCCAAGTATCACACTTGGGTTTATAAATCGCCATATTTTGGTGTTGAAAGGTTAGTTGATATTCGTCAGTTTCTCTTTGACCATCTTGATTATGTTTCTGAAAAACACAACATTCAAAAGATTGCAATGGAAGGAACAGTTCTTGCTAGTCATTCGGCTTTAGTCTTAGGAGAACTATCTGCCCTTGTAAAAACCACTCTTTACGATTATTTTGATGACGATATTAGATTTCCAGTATTGGTCCCTCCAATGACGCTAAAGAAGTACGCATCTGGAAAGGGCAACGCCAAAAAACAGGAGATGCTTCTTCAAATGTACAAGCGCTGGGGAGTAGAGTTCAACGACGATAACGCCGCTGACTCCTACGCTTTGGCTAGGTTGGCAGCAGGAGTCCATCAAGACAAGGTAGAACAGGCTGTAGTAGAGCAAATGCAGGACCCTAAATACCGAGACCAGGCAAGGGAATAGCCTTACCATTTAGTCCTAGGAGCGGCATTACATCGAAACCAAA